TGTTGATATTCACTTCATTTAGTATAGGTTTTAGTTCTTTAACAATAACGTTACGAACTTCTTCCCTAATTACCTTACGTAATAACTTTACGAATCCTTGTGTTTTCATAGTAATTCCCTTTTTAATAAATATTGATACGATCAACTATTGGTTAAATAACTCGACCCGTTCCGGTAGCACTAGTTGCGCCTATTCCTGTACCTGCTTGGTTGAGTGCTGTACCAGTTGTCGCTACTACAGTATTTACCAATTGTCCTGGATCGGTAATAACTATTCCTGATCTTATATATTTGTCTATTGCAATTGATAAATCATTTGCAATCTTATTGATTGCCTCATCTTGTGGTCCAGTATTATTTTTCTGAGCTTCAAATGCTCTTTTGATATCATTATATAATGTATTTCTTTTTAGTCCTGTTGGTGGCGATCCGGGCGTCCCTTCTGGTAATGGCTTTTCCATAATTATCTCCTATTGTTTCATTTGTTTTAATGCTGTTTGTATCTTTTGTAACTCCGGTAATGCTGAACTTGGTCCTGTTGGTCCAGCCGGTGTTGCATACGGCTTAGCTCCTTGTGCTTGTTCAACACAAACACTTATAAAGTTTTCCATCAAAGTAAAAAATTCGTCCATATCGGTTTGCCATGACGGTGTAGCAATCTTAACATCTTTTTTAGATACTAACAATACTTCATCCTTACGAGCATCAAATACTAGTCTATCAGAACCTATTATTACTTGACCATTTTTATACTCATTTAATTTTTTTACTTGTTTACCAACTCTCTTCTGCGAAAAAGAAAGTGTATCAAAATATTGTGTAGATGTAAGATAAATAAATGATGGGTCTTTTTTAGGATCTTCTATAACATAATACTTATCTAAACTACCGCCGGCTGTCGAATCCTTAACACCGCATGTTAAAGCTACAATCGGATCACCATCTTTAGTTCCTTTCCAAAACGGCTTATTTAGATAATTAGAAAATGTAGCGGCGTTAATTGTCGATGAAAATCTTAAAATACTTCCAAATCTATCTAGATAATTTATATCTCCTTGAAACGGTTGTATCGATACTATATCTTTTTCTATAAAACTTAATTGTTCTGGCCTTTCTCCTATATCCTTTTTTATAATAGGGTCATTTCCAACTGACTGTCCTTCTATTGTTTGATTTTGTAAAAATGGTAGAATTGAATTATTACTACTTCCATGAGAATTAATCACATAAGTATAATACCATTGATTTTGACCACGTTTTTTTGCAGTACCTGCTGGCAAATGTACACATACTACTTGTTCTCCATATAAAGGTGTTTGTATTCTACTAGGATCAGCTGGAAATGCATATTCTTCTGAACCGAAGAATCTTACACGAATAGTGCCAGGCGGCAAATCAGTGTCATTAGTAACAGACTTAGTCTTCTTGTACTGGGTCGGTAGATAAGTCTCTATTACTTGACCTACTGCCGTCTTTAGATTCTGTGTCGAATTCATCTGTCGCCTCTGTTTCTGGTTGTGGTTTTAGTTTTTCAATCTCTGCTTCAGCTTCTTCTAATAAACGCGCACGTTCTTCATCAGTCAATCCATACTCATTTCCATCATCATCTTTCATTGAAGCAGAAACAATTCTTTGAACAACTGCAGCTAACTTAACTAACGCGTCATCGTTCTTAACAGAAACCTCTAAATAATCTTTAATCATAGGAACTATTACAGTAGCATCGCCTGTATTTTTTATCATAGGTTCTAAGCTTTTAATTAATGAATCAATTTGCCTAGACTTCTTTTTTGAATTATGATATATATCACGCATCAAATCGGAAAACTTAGTTCCCTCAAATAGTTCGAATTCTGTACTCATATATAGTTCCTTTATTATAAATATAAAGAACTACTAATTTAGATTAGGATATCTTGTTTGCATTAATGATATGACCGGACTTTGAATATACTGTATACATCTTGGCATAATCTCTTTTCATGACATTAATGACTTTAGTTATATTCTGAGTCTTTAGTCCTGTTCTTTCTCTTATAAGAATATATAGAGCTTTTTTATTGAAGTTTTCAATATTATCTCGCATCCTAAACAATTCTAGAATCGTATCTGCTACAATAATATCTCGTTTGTTTGAAAAAATATAATTAAGATTTTCATCATACCATTCGCACCATTGATTGGTAAAATCTCTTAAAGATTCTTGATGTTCGTTTAACGTCATCTCACCTTGTATATTTCTATTTTCGTCAACAGCAGTCAAATCAGATCGTTGTTTTAATTTAGCATAATTGGCATTGTTTTGAATGATAAGGTAATTTTTAGCCACAATAGAAAAATACGAAAATGCCTTACCTTTACCTTCTTTAAATTTTCCTATCTTTTCTGTTAAGAAAGCAACTACCTCAGCTTTAATATCTTCATATGGCACATCAAAATAACTAAATCTAAATGTATGATAAATATTTTCAACTAATTTATTAAATGGATAGTTAATGAACTCACGAAATACTTTATTTCTTTTAGCAAAAGACGGTTCGCTGTTATATGCAATAATTGCTTGATCTGTTATATAAGTAAAATATTGCTTTTTACTAGGCTTACGACCACGTCTTTTTTTAGGACCATTTTCTTCAAGGTCTTTCATTTCGGCTTCATGCCATATGTAAAATTTATCTACTGCTGATAGTTCCTTTTCTTCCATTAAAATCCTCTGTTCAATTCGTCATAAATATCACGTAATTCTTTAAATGCAAATCCTGTTTCATCATCAGCTTCAAACGAACCTAATCTATCAATTTGTTTTAGTTGTGAATTAGATTGTCCTACTCGAGTCTTAAGACTCTGAAAGAATGTATAATATTCGGTATTAGAGTTTTCTAATTCCTCTATATATTCTGTTTGAGCTTCTTGTTTACGTAATTGGTTTATATTAACAAATAATGAAATTGCTAATATAACTGATAATATAATAATTGTTGTCATCATTTTTATTCTCCGAATAAATCTTTAAACATTTCTTTTGCATTAACATTATCTGTTGCATTTGATAATGCTTTTTTTGCATATTGTTTTTTGATAGGCGCTGATTGTGCTGGCTTACCTTTATACCACATTTCAAATTCTATTCTAGCTGCCATTGCATCTGCTTGATGCATAACATATCCTAAATTAGTTTTTAATTTTGAATCTGCTGTTCTTGACATAAAATATGGTTTGTTGCTTTCATCATATAACCCATCTGTTAATTTTATACCTAGCATTTCATTCCAAGTGATACTGATACCATAATGTTGCAATAACCAAATAGATAGGTCATTTACTAATGTAAAAGGATTGTTAGGATTAATCTTATACATCTTTCCTTGATTCTTTCTATGCCATTCAGAATCATTAGGAATGTATACTTCATTCCCTTCTCCTGGAAATCCCATTTTACCTATATCATGATTCAATGCAACGAACAACAATTCTTCTTTTGTATAACCTGTCATATCTGCTCCCATTTCAGTCCATAATGAATGAACCTTTTGAGCACATTTGATAACTCTTAAAACATGATCTACATAACCACCTTCAAATGCATTATGATAATGATCAAAACTAGAAGCAGGTTGTACAGACATTCTATCTTCTAAATCTGTATACATTGCTTTTAGTTTATCTTTTCTTTCGCCTGTGAAATTATTATCTATAATGTCCATCAGGTCTTCCCAGTTTTGTACTATTTGTTCTGCTGTTAATTTCATAATTTATATAATTTGATCTATTACACCTATTTCCAATAATTCATCTGCAGTAAGAAACATATCATTTCTCATCTTTTCTTTCCACCATGCTGCATCTTTTTTAGTTTTTTCTGCTAACATGTTATATATAAGAACTTCTAAACTTTTAATATTATCTAAGTAAGCTGTTATATCACTCATCTTACCTCCCATGAAACTAGATGATTGATGAAACATTACAGTTGATCGTTTACTCATCATTCTTGTACCGGTACCACATGTTAATATAACTGCTGCAGCACTCATAGCTCTACCTCTGCAAATTGTATTTACTTTTACATCTAATGATTCGATATAATCAATAATACCAAACATTTCATATACATCTCCGCCTGGACTATTAATCATTAAATTAACAGGAGCTGATTTATCTTTTCTATGTTGTAATAAGCTCCTCATTCGAATAATGAAATCTGTTAATGTATTATCATTAATTTCATCATTAATAAAGATAACCGAATCTTCATAATCTAATAATGTTCCTAATTGATTATGTAATGCTTCATATAACTTGCCTTGTGGCTCTTCTACTACTAATGGTTCTTTTGGATCTTGTTCTTCGTATATACTCATTTCTTTTCTTTATTTATACTTAATATAATAAAAAAAATTCGTACGTCCAAAGATTATCGAATCTTTTTCAACTGACGTTCTAACTTCTTAAGTTGTGATGTACCTGATCTAATATCCTTTTTCCATTTAGCCTTCTTTAGTTCGCCTCTAACTAATGCCATTTGTTCAATTATCTTATCTTTCAATTCACTTTTTTCAAGTTTAGATAATTTCTTTTTAGGAGTTCGATCAATTTTAGTTGGTTGTAATGTTCCTTTTAATTGTGGTTGTTCTTTACCTTTATGAAATACGTTGCCTTGTGGATCGACAAACTCTTTCATAAACTGCCAACCTCGAGGACGACCTTTAGATACATATCCGCCCTTTATTTCCGGAGGACCTACTGTCTTTGAAACGCATTTATAACATAGTACAGCTTTAGTATCAGGATTAACTTCAGCCCATTCATTACATCTAGGCTTGTCACCTAAGAATTGCCATGCCCAATAATTCTGATCTGGAATACTATTTCTACATATCATATGTAGTCTGTTATTTATCTTCTTTGTTCTAAATGTATGTATAACTTTCTTTTTTGCCATATTAATTTATTTGATTACCAATAACCTTTTCTTTCCGGTGGTGGAGGAGCCGGCTTCTCCTTGTAAATATCTTCTTTTGATTTTTCTCGTAACTTATCTTGATTCTCTTTTACACGATTCTTAAGATCATCAAATGATTTCTCCTCGGTACTAACAGTTGCTAGTATCTGTTCATTCTTTTTTATCATTTCTTCTTGGTCATAATGCAATCCATCATTACCATTTTGTCCTATTACATTTATTCTTTTCTCATCTTCATCTGTATACAATTCTTTTGTAACAGACTCTTTTGGTTTGATTTGTGCAAATGCCATATTTGCTGCTACAACTAATGCAATTGCTAATGGATCAAATACAAATATAATAAGTAGTAAAAACCAATTAACAACTTGATTCATTTCATATCCCGTTGTTTCTGCTAAATACTTTAAAGGACCTAATTCACGTTGGTCCTCATTGTCAACTTGTTTATCTAAAATAGCCATGTCTGTTTTTGTAATAGAATCTTCGATTGCTGCTAATTGATCATTAATTACATTTCTATCATTCAATGTTCTAGCCAATTCATTTTGTAATGCTCGTCTAGATGAACTTGATGTTGTAGTAATTAATTGACCTGTTTCCTTATCAATATATTGTACTTGTCCGGGATTAGAAAGAGATTCTCTCAATTCAGAAATAGATTTAGTAAGACCTTCCTTTTCATATTTAAGATCTGATTTCTTTTCTTCGAACCTATCCTGCTTCTGTTCAAGTATTAATAATGATTTATCTAATAGTTCTGATTGAGTTGCGGTTGATTGATATGCTCCAGATAAGAATCCATATATACCTCCTGATGTTATAATCATAAGTATAATAGTAGCAATTGATAGATACATCCTTAACCCTTTATTAATAGTATCCCAGTACTGATATAATAAAGATGCTACAACTAACTTAGCAAATTCTAAAGAACCTGCCATTATAATTACTTGCAAGCTTGCTCCTGCAAATAATTTACTCAATCCAAATACTGAATAGAATGCTGCCGACCCAGATACTGCTAATGCAGCAAGTGCAATCACTAATGGAAACAGTCTTTTTTTCATAATTTAACTTCCTGATACTCTATCTGTAACTATAGCTAATTTTTGACGTATCATGTTAAATCTTCTCCTAGCTTCTATAGGATCTAACTTCATACCTCTTTCAACTGTTTGATCGATTACCATAATTGTATTATCTATTTCATCTAACAGTCTTAGTACATTGTCTCTATCTTTCATAGTAAAACTTCTTTTTTGTTATTATTTTTATATGCATAAATATTGCGATATTCTAAAAGTGCCAACTCTTTTGCTTTAGCTTCTATTACAATATCTAATTCTAGACCATATGTATTGATTTCATCTACAATATAATCTGAATGTGCTTGTGGACGGATTGTTATGTCCTTTTTTTCTCTTGCTCTGCTTTCGGAATAATGTGTACACTGAATAACATCGTCTGGCCAAGTAGTTGCGGCTAATTTTAATGCCTCTTCTTCGGTCATCTCATCCGGATGAAAAGAATGATGATGATAATCAAATGTAATCGGTATTCCAATTTCTTTATGGAAGTAATTATATAGTTTACGTACTGACCATAAGCTTGCTTTATCATCATTTTCTAACACTAATCGTTTCTTACAATTGTCAGATAATCGATGCCAACCTGCAATCCATCTCTTAGCAGTCTCTTCAAATTGTCCACCATACGCACCACCTACATGAATATTAATTTTATTTTCAAACGATGGTTCAAATCCCATGAGGTCAAACGTTTCTGAATGTCTTTCTAAACCTGTAATAGTACGTTCAACTACTTCTGGGTTTGGAGATCCTAACACATTGAATGGTCCAGGATGAGTTGTAATTCTCAACCCATGTTTACGAGCATAATTACCACATTCCATCAATTTAGCTGCTATCTCATTGAACTGAGGCAATTGATGTAATTCATAATGATCATGCCATGGAAACAATTCCGAACCTAGACGGAATAATGTAATCTTATGATCAACATTCCATTCTAGATAATGTAACAAATCGTTTGCATTTAATAATGCTCTTTCTCCAACTAAATGCAGATCCCAATCCTTAGGATTGTCAGAACCATTTTGCCAAGTTGCTTTTCTGCATGTACGAGATGTTGTTACTCGACCTCCGGCCTTTTTAGGTCGGCCTGTTAATGTCATGTTTACACATGCATAACCTAATCTTACTTTACTTTTCATATTTTAATATATTAATTATTTATCGTAATTCCTAGGAATACTAAAGAAAAGAATATTATAGCAAATGCTAAGAATATCATACTACTATCAAATTCTATTTCTTTTTTACTTTCTTTGGAAGGTTTTTCGTCCATCCAATCCCACTCTCGACCGCTGTTTATCATTTCGTATTTTCTAACTTAGTTACTAACTGTGTTAATAATATCACTTCTTCTTTTGTGAAATAATTACCTATTGTTCTTGCATTGTTGATCTTTATCTTTAGATCATGAAATTGTTTTGTTGTCATATCTTTATTCATTAATTAAACGTCTCTTCTTTGTTCGTAAACATGCTTTACTGTCGGAAATCTTAAACTCAATCCACCTTCTTGATTTTTAGTCTCTTCAAAATATTGTACGGTAATTGTTTTACCGATAATTAACTTTGGATTGGCATGATACTTAATTCGTTGTTCTTGATTCCATCCAGACCCTACTGCTACTTCATGGCCTTTATGATTAATATAAGCTTGAGCCATCATTGGTATAACAACTTCTTTACCTTCTCTGATAACTCTATGGTCTTCAAAATCTATACTCTCAACTTTATATTCTGCATCAAAGAATTTTTTAACCTTCAATAAGTTTTGAGATCTCTTTCCTTCATATCCAACATCCTTGCGTAACATGACTCCTTCATGTCCATCTTTCTCTGCATCTGCTTTAAGCTTTGCAAAATGATCATCTCCAGAAACTACATGTTGATCCAAAACACTCAAACAAGAATCATTTTCTAAATGCAAAATATGTTTTGCAAAACGAGCAATTCTCAAAGTTAATTTTGTTTCACTTTCTTTAGCATCAAATTCTTTCAATGTCAAATAATCAAACATTACATATTTAGGATTAGTAATTGTATGATTCTTTCTTTTAATTTGTTTCATGATACCTTGAAAATCTTCATTACCATCTTCATCCATCAAACAAATTTCTCCATCAAATACAACTCCTACAACTCCTAATTTTTTAACTGCATCTCTAACAACATCTAATGTTTCAAATTCATTACCTTGTCTAGAATAACATTCAACATTGCCTTGATAATCAACTTTAGTTAAACATCTTACACCATCTAACTTTCTAGATGCTAACCATGTATCATTCCAATCAACTCGCTTAGGATCAAACTTGTTTGCTAATGCAACATCGAATGTCGGAATCAAATTTGGAATGACTTTATTGATAACTGATTCTGAAGCTCTAATTTCTAAATTTCTATCTATTATAGAAAAGATTAAATCTTCATATTGTATATTCTCTAAGATAAATCTGTTTACATTTGCAATTGCATTATGTCCTGTACAAACTCGGTTTGCTAAATCATCTAATAGAGTAAAAATGCTACCATAAGTATTTGCATGGCCAAGTAATTCTGAATTCTTTTTACAATTCTTACTGGTCAAATAATACTTCTTAAAGGGGTCTAAGGCATAATTTAAAGCCTTTTTAATGAACTCATCGTTCTGAATAGACCCAATAATAACCTTTTTCTCATTAAGAGAACTAGTGTTTTTCATTTGATCTACAAAATTTTGGAGTTTTTCTAGGTTTTTATCCATATCTTTTACTTTTTATTTATATATAAAGATAAGAAAAATAATTCAAATAGGCAAATCTTTTACCAGAAAAGTTGAATTAATCTTTACTTAATCTTTACTTAATCTATTTGAACACATAGTATACTATTTATATATGAATATGAAAGATAAAACAGACATATCTAGTATTGTATACGTTACTATAATGATTGTAGTATTTGTATTGGCAATGTAATATTGTTAAGGTTTATATTGAACATTACCTGTTTGATTATCCCATGAAACAATTTCTGCGTCTTCAATAGTTTCACAACAATAGAACCTGCCATCCTTTCTTAATAAAGTATCTGACATAGACCATTCCTTAAGAGTTCGTTGATCAAAGCCTGGCTTGAGACTTGATTCTTTTACAATACGTTTAACTATGTATTTCTTTCCGTTATAATCTATATATTGATAATTGTACACTGCGGGTCGGAATGATTATTTAATTGTAACTGATTTTGTTTTTGCTTCTTCTGCTAACGGAGCATAAAGGTGAAGCAACCCTTTCTCTAATTTAGCTTCTAATTTGCCTAGGTCAAATCTTCTACTAATTCTCCAACCAAAGTCAAATGCTCTTCTTGCAATACCTCTTTGAATATATTCAGGTGCTGGCTTGTCTGATGAATTTACTTTGATAGTTGGTTTCTTATATTCTACCTTAAGTATATCTCCTTCAATTGAAAGATTGATATCTTTTTTAGATAGACCTACACATGCAATATCAATATTAAGTCCTTCATTGAACTCATATATATCTACCGGATGGTTTACTTTGATTTGATTGAACGGTGAAAACTGTTCTTCTGATTTGAAAAAATCCTTAAATAGGATGTCGAACGGCGATGTGCCGAAATGTGTTAATTGTGTCATAATTTAATCTCCTTAAATAATTAATAAATAAAATAAATAACTGTCCAACCCGCAGTGAAGTCCAATTATATTAATATATATCTAGTTGCTACAAATAGGTGGTACCTTACCTATAACATCATATACTCTTAAGTATTTATATATATCAAACTCTGTTTTCTTTTCTTTTACTCTTCGTAATAACGTGCCATCATTCCATAGTTTTTCAACAAATCTTTTTATTGCTCTCAAACTATTAGAATTGATATGTAATTTGTCTGGATATTCAGTAACTGATATTCTATATGGCCCTACCTCATAATCTGTAACCTGTACAATAGGTTCTCTCATTTGGTATTTTTCTGTCAATCTTGCAACTTGTTTTATGACAGCCGCTTCCATACCTATTTGTGTTGCATCAAATAAAAACTCAATTTTGTCTGAGTCATCTAATGCTACAAATAAATCGAAATCATCTTCATATATTTCAAGTTCATTTAACTTCATTAGCCTAATAATAAATTCTTGTTACTGCTGTTCGAACTAATTTCTCTTACCTCAAATAAGTTATTGAATTGAGATAATGATAACTTTTTAACGCCTGCAAAATAAGCAATTGCTTGTTCTCTCGATGGCATTTCAATTAAACTAATATGCTGACCGCCTTCATTAGTTCCTTTAGTATACATTCCAAATTTTGTCATATCTTTCTTTTATATAAATATCGTAATTACGAACCTTTTTTTATCGATGCATTATGAATTTTTGATTCAATTTTATTTTTTGCACCTTGTCTATCATATGGTAAAACATTCATTAACAATCCTACCTCTTCTGTTAAACTGCCGGATAAAACTAATGCATCAACTTTACTAGTATACCAACTGATCACGGCATCCACTCCACCGGATTGATAGAGACGGATAACCTGATCGTCGTCGATATAGCGCTTATGGAATCCCATTAGCGCATCATTCCCATTCTATACTTTCTATTGACAATATCTTTTGAAGTATTCATTGTTCTAGCAATCATATCTAATTCTTGATATGTTACTTCAAATGCTTTATTACCAATATGTAATTTACCTACTATCGGCGCTTCATTATTTTCAAAGTTATATGTACTTAAATTGTCATTAACTTCAAAATCGATTGAACCATATAGTTTTCCATTCTTTCTTACTTTCTTTTGATCGTACTGAGCTGTATTGTTTACGTATCCCATGTTTATTAGTTTTTATAAATTATTAATGTAAATATATCATTTGAAAATGTATGGTCTAATGCCACATTCCCAAATTCTTTTTGTGCCCAATTGAATACCTCTCCGGCATTGTAATTGGTAAGGCCATCTTCTATTGTTGTAACATCTGATGCAAGTAAAAGTATACATCCTTTTTCAGAATGTTTAATCATTGATTTGATAGTATCCTGAAGATATGTCATATCATCTCTTACTGTATCTGCATCATACCTTAAATTATTTGATCCTACATTGATCGACCAATCTTGTTTCAGATCATCTTCCAATGAGAACCAATCAGAATTGATTAATTCTACTTCATTATTATATACCTTTTTACCGGCATCTATTAGTTGTTGATTCATATCAACGCCTATATACTCTAGAGTTTCGTTATATTCTTGTTCATAGAATCTTTCGAAGTCTCCTCTAGCACAACCAAAGTCTAATACACTATCGCCTTCGCCAATATAATTAGCAATGATACGATATGTATCCCATTGTTGTTCTCTGTTTTCATAACCTACAGCTTCAGACGAATATTCTAAATATTCTGGGTCCATATCTGCTTGGTTGTTCATTGCATCTACCTCTTCTTGGGTAGGTTCGATTTCTGTCATCGGATCATTATTTGTCCATTCAAGGTCTGTACCTTCTAGATCCTTATTGTCCATTGCTGGCTCTGGATTCTGTTTCATAAGCATTTTTTTTAATTTATTTAACACGTCTTCCTCTCTTTTTACGTCTATGAATTCTATTCAATTTACTTTCAACATCCTTCAAATCCATTCTGGCTGGATGAGCTCTATTGAAGTTTTGAGTTAGTTTACATGACATTGCAGCATATTCCCATGCCTTATCTTCATCAGAAGTATTTGGCATATAATATTCTTCTGCAATAAATGTTTCTCCATTCATTACTCGAGCACCCTCCGGCCCATATTCAATATAGGCGTTCGGGTACTGTTTCATTACTTTCTTTTGATTCTTATCCATATTAATAAGATCTTGGTCCTTGCGTTGGAAATATAAAGTCATTTCTCTTTTCAATTTGTTGAACGGCACTTGTTGGACCTTTTACATTCTCTCCATCAAAGTTCAACTCAATATGGTCTGCATAATTTGCTCTGGTATGACCTACTCCATCCTTTGCAAAAAGTTTGGTCGGAGTAACTTCTCCGGCATCTGCAGCTGCATTCCATGATTCTGATAACTTAGAATCAATTATGCAATAATTTGCAGAACTTTTATTTTTTGCTTTATCTACTGGAACGAGTACATAACCTTGGCCTTTCTCACTTCGAAGGTCATAATATACCTTCTTATCTGCAGTCCTTACATTTGTTATAACTCCTATCTGAGGAACTCCTAGCGTTTTAAAAACGACTTTATCATCTATTTCATATCTCTTCATATCTTAAACGTTTTTAGAATTATTAATTACTTTACATATCTGTGATGAACTTACCGACTTCACTTCAAATTCAACTCCTGAATCTTTGAAATCTTCAACCACTAATGATTCTGCATGAGTAACTGATACTGCATTTACTAAATACGTTTCTGACTGCCATTTAACTCCTTTCGGTGTATCGGTTGCAATCTTTACCTTGCTTACATAATAAGACATAATTTTCAATTTTTAATTAATACTATTTTTATAATCTAAATATAAGAAAAATATTTCAATTAGGCAAATCTTTTTGAAACTTTTTTTCTTAAGAATTGAATCCAACTAATCCAATTTTTCTTCCTTCCTCATCTAATAGATCTGGAAGTAAACCTTCTTCAACCAAATAATCATACTCTTCATCTAATTGATAATTTGGTAAACAATCTACTTCAGATCTAAATTCTTCATCTACCATACCTAAAGTATATCCCATACCAAATCCAGAATAACAAATACCTTTTTGAAGTTTAACAATCTCGGTATATTCTTGGAATACGGTCCAAGGCGTTTCCATATTAATATCGCCTATATCTTTAATCAACCTATCCCAGCTCTTAATAATATTATTCTTCATTTGGTCCGAAACTTTATCATTATGATCATACATCTCTTTTGAATGTGGTTTCGTAATTTTTATTCCGTATTGAATCTTTGGTGTTTTCTTTGTTTTCATATCCTTTTTATTTATAATATAAAGATAAGAAATATATTTCAATTAGGCAAATCTTTTTCCAGAAAAGTTCCGAAAAAGTTAACAAAAGGAAAGGCGCTACTGCGCCCTTCCAATTATAAAAATATTACTTCTTTCCTACAAAGAATGATGCAATAATTACTAGTACAACTAAACCTACAAATCCACCTTGACCAAGTGAATTCACAAGAGCAGTTAGATTAGCAATTACATCCATTCCAAATACTGAACCACCTGTTAAAACGGTCCAAAGAATTGTTACTGGTAATACAGCCATCATGATAGTCATTAAACCACCAAAGAAACCTGTAATGTATTTGATAACACTTTCCATAATAATTTCCTCTTATATTTATTGTTCTGTGACATTATTGTCGAATCGGGGTGTTTAGAGAGATCGCTTATTTTTATTAGAATCTAAGACCGAAACCTAAACCTAAGTTCGTTGTCTTATCCTCTGTATTATAAACGATTCTTGGATCTACAAACACATTCTTCGTGATTGTAAACATCCTACCTACACCAAGACTTAATGTCTCAGTATCAAATCCATTAACTGCTGCATATGCAAAAAATCCTTTATGGAAATATCTTGCATGAAGATCTAACTCCATATCAACAGTTGAATCTGCTTGTGAAATTGATAAA